TATAGCTATAATGGACTGTCCAAATTTAGTTAGTTTAAAATTTTTCCCTAAAACAGATAGTTCTACCTCAGTAGATATCAATCAATGCCCTAAATTAATTAATTTAGAAGGGCTCCCTCAGAAGATAGCGGGAAGTTTAAGTATACAGAACTGTGACGGGTTAAGGTCTCTTAAAGGGGCTCCTGCGCGTATCGATCCTTCATATAGAGGCGCGACCCTCGTGCCCGGCGGCGCCAACGCTGTGCTAAGATTGTACCAAATAAATAGCTTAGAGACTTTACACTATGCACCAGCTTACAATGGTCCGCTTTTTTTGCAGCATATGTCTAAGCTTAGAAGTTTAGAAGGAGCTAGTAGAATAGAGTTAACTCATTTTGCTCTTGACGAATTAGCAATAACTAATCTTGCAGGCCTACCTTCAAATATGGTAGAACCAGACATTACTTCTACTGGTTCTTCTTCATTTCCGAGTGTATTTGCAAAAACAATAAACAATACCATTCGCAATTGCGAAGAATTAGTTACTTTACACGGCACCCCAGACGGTATACGGACTCTATCTATAATGAGGTGTCCGGCTTTAAAAAACCTTAACGGTTTACCTCGTAACATGGTCATGTTAATGATTGAAAATTGTTCGTCTTTAAACACTCTTGAAGGGTTACCAGATGTTATTGAAGGGGATCTTCAGATATCTAATTGCCCGGGTATAACAGAGGGCGTATTAACTTACTATGCTGTTGGGGATGTTGTTAAAGGAGACATCTACGTAGGCGAAGAAGGGGCTAGTCGTTTTAATAGCCACCCATTAGATAAGTCTAGATATACAAGAGCAATAAGAGACGCTATACTTAAAGGCGATCAGGACGCTAATGTAAACTTGGATATTTAATAAGTATATATATGCTTACACCAATCTTTATTGTAATTTTAATTGTATCAGGGGCTGTTGCCTTTCACTATTATATTTTAAACTCTACTAAGTCATCCTCAGCCCCTACCCCTTCAGTTACACCAGACTTACCGGTTACCCCTCCGCAACCGACCCCTCCTCTTCCACCTCCGGTTACCGTTGATATAGGCTCTGAAACCTTAATCATTGAGTCAACCCCATCACCAGATTTTCCTCCTATGACAACAGAAAATAATAATCCCACACCAGAAGAACTTCCTATTGTAGTTGACTCTGCAGTAGTTGACGAAGCAGCTGACGAAGTATCAGCTCCTAAAAAGAAAGCAGCTAAAAAGAAGGCCGCTACAACTAAGAAAAAGAAAGGCTGATATGAGAGATACTAGTTTCAATAAATTAGTCACTCTACTTGAAGCTATTGAGCCCACGCTTAATCCTAATCCTCCGCGTATTGACGAAGAGGATCATGAAGTAAACATGGGCTATAGTCAAATAGAATCTATCATGCGTAATGCAAAAACGATTCATGATATTCTGAAAAAGCTTCCAGAGAATGCTAATCTTGAAGCTTGGGCTCAAAGTAAGTTAACTATGGCTGATGACTATCTAGTATCAGTGGCCGATTTCATGAGAACAGAATACGGTCATGATGAGTATGCTGCTTATGACGAGGATACCGCTGAAGGTCAAGGTTTTAGTGAAACCGAAAACCCTCCTGGGGATCCAACTGACGAAGAAGCTCCTACCGCGCCCGGTAACTTTACAACTCAATAGCTATACCTGTTCCGGGTATTTCAATAGCACCGCCGTCCTTAGGATAGGCGGTGTCTGTTTGTTCGAAGTCTTTATCATCGAACGGTACATATCTTAGTTTACCTTCTTCCTCTACTATTTTACCGATAATAGCACTATCCATATGCATACCGGTTAATAACCATACCATTTCGAATATAGCAGTATGATTCTGTTCATCTACTCTAACTTCGATAAAAGCCTTGCTAAAGACTAATTTAAAATCATCTTGCACCTTTATGTCAACGCGGTAATATGATTCTCCTTCTTTAAGACCGTAATACTTAAATTTGTAGTCGGATTTGTTCTTTTTGTTGAACAATTCAAAAGCAGGTTTTGTAAAGACCGAATCTTCAGTTTTTTCGATTATTTGATAGAATTGAGACTTAAACTTTGACATATGTAATATTTACCTTTTTTACTTGAAATTAAAAGTAAATATGATATATACCGCAACATATGTATTACCTGCCTAAAAAACTACTCAATAACAATCCGTTAATTACTGCTAAGGAACAGTACCATTTGGTTCAAGTTATTGAAAATTTTAAGAGTAGAATGCATGACTTTTTAGAAGCTAGAAAGGGTCGAGGGGAAAAATTTGAAAGCGAGCTTCCTGCTGGAGATGAGATTACTCCAGATGAACTCAATAATTTAATCGGTCTACTATCTGATATTGAGTCGCGTAAAAGACCTATCACTCGTATAGCATATCTCAAAGCTCTAAATATCTTACAACAAGACATTAAGCACTTACCTATTCTTAAAAATATCTTTAAGAAAAAAGGACTCACTAAGAACGTAGCTATGCCTATAGAGAGTATATTGAGTGCAAATACTTCTAACCACGTCAACGATTTAGTTAATTATATTAGAGGCTCTGAACAAATCTCTGCCTCTGAATTAGCTAGTATGTCAACACCTGAACGAGTAGAAAATTTATTTCCTATGCTTCATGAGCATTTAGTAAGAAGTATTTTTAGTATGACAGTACCCGGGGGTGGTGGTAAAGGTACTGGTAAGGGAGAACTAGCATTAATACTTTTACTTAAAGACGGTATGCACCCAGTCAAAGGAGATGTACAGGTACCTGAAGGTCTAATTGAAGTAAAGCAAGGCGCCGGCGATGAGCAGTCGGCAGGTCGTTTAAGCGGGTCTCAAAATATATACGGAGACATTAAAGCAGCTTTTGTAAAAAACTTTAGCGATATTATAGGTAATGCACCTGGGTTTAGAGAAACATATTGGTATAATTTAAACGATAAAAATTTTAAAACATTCACCCAAATGTTAATGCAGGCTATTGAGGCTGATCCTAATCGTAATTTACGAGAACAAATTGTAAGAGCATACACTAATAGTGTATCAATATATCTTAAAGATTTTAACCCTGAAGCAATAACTTCTACCATTGATGGAGCATTTGATCGCCTAGGTTTACCACTTAAAGAACAATTAACTGTGGGTCTGTTTAAGCTATGCTTTATGTACTATCACAGTATAGAAAGCTTTACATACTTTGCTGTATATAAAGACGGAGAGTTATTTTTTAAGACCTACGAAGAAGCGCTAAACAGTATTGATACTCCAGGCGGGTTAACTTATGCCGCAACGCCTAACTTTCAGGATGCTCGTGGTAATGCCTTTATGGTAACGTTTTAAAAACTCTTAAAGAGTCTAAACGCTTTATGTAGACCAAACATATTGGTTCTAAAATTACCTTCTACATCAGCTTCAGCATGAGGCATACTCATACGAAATGTCTTAACTGCTCGGTGTACTGCTTCCCAATCAGTTTTTTCTACTATAACCTCTAGGCATTCGCGGTGTAAATCAAACTCGTCGTAGTTTCTATAGTCCCATTCCCAGTGGACCAATTCGTAGGAACAATCAGGCTGAACGTAATCCACGCAAAAATCATGACCCCATTTGGGTTTAATGTTTAATAGTTTGCTAAGTTCGGGTCTCTTTTTAGCAGCTTTTTGTATTTGTTTTTTAGCTTCCCCTTCAAACCCGTAACGTACAACACAAAAAGAATGATCTAATACATAAGGAGAATTACTATCTACCTGTTCAAACCATCTTTGTATTGCTGCGCTCCATCCATTTGGATTGCCTGATTCATGGGCAAAGACTTTTTCATTATGCATCCCAATATCATTAATTTTGTAATACTCTTGTTCAATCGGAAGCAGCTCATATCCCTCTCTATCGAATTGAGTGATTTGACAGGTATAGAGCAAATCCTCATTCTTAATAGGTTTTACCAACATAGGCATGGTGGGCAGAGTAATACGATTGGGTTTAAAGAGCATATTATGATTTAATAGTTTATATTATTTAATCAATTGTAAGTATACAAAGATGCCAAAACCTAAAGAGCAAACTTTTTATCTAGGTAATAAGAATCTGCCAGTACCGGAAACTCAATTTGAGTGGACTCCAGAAATGGTAGAAGATCTAGAAAGAGCTAGAAAATCTATCTTACATTTCTCTCGCTTCTTTTATATAGTTAATCTAGATGAAGGTAAACAGCCTATTAAACTTTATCCGTATCAAAAACGTATATTAAAAGCTCTAGTAGAAAATAGATTTAACGTAGTATTAGCTTCTAGACAAATTGGTAAAACTACTATTCTTACTATATTTGCTCTCTGGATGATTTGCTTTAATGATGATTATAGAGTGCTATTAATAGCAAATAAAGAAGGTACCGCAAAGAATATATTTAAACGTATTCGATTAGCATATGAAATGTTGCCTAACTTTTTAAAGCCGGGTGTTGTTAACTATGCTAAAGAAGGTATGGAACTAGCTAATGGTAGTTCAATTGGTATTAGTACCACCACCTCTGACGCAGCTAGAGGTGAATCTATTAATTGTCTTCTTATTGACGAAGCTGCATTCATTCCTGCAGAATTTATGAACGATTTCTGGGAGTCGGTATTCCCGGTCATTACATCTTCGAAAAAATCTAAAATCTTTATGCTTTCAACCCCAAATGGGGTGGGTAATCTGTTTTATAACATTTATACCGATTCTTTAGATAATAGTAACGGTTGGCATAATGAAAGAGTTGACTGGTGGGAAGTGCCTGGTAGAGACGAAAAATGGAAAGAAATGACTGTTAAGGCTCTCGGTTCTGTAGATGCATTTAATCAAGAATATGGAAACGAATTTAGAGCTGCAGGAGAAAATGCTCTTGATAAAGATCAAATGGAAGAGTTTGAAAAGTCAGCTCCAGATCCAATATTAGAAAGCGAAGACGGATGCTATCAAATTTGGAAACCAAGACAGGAAAAACATTTTTACGCTATAGGGGTTGACGTAGGGGAGGGCATAAGCCGTGCCAATTCTACTATACAAGTACTTGATATAACCGATTTAATTAATATAGAACAAGTAGCTGTATATGCTAATAATAAACTAGACCCGTTTAATTTTGCCGGTCGTCTAGTAGAAATTGCTCATGAATGGGGACGTCCACCATTATTAATTGAACGTAATAATTGTGGTGCGCAAGTTGTTGATGCTTTAGTACATACCCACAATTATGAATCTATTGTAAAATATACCCCTAGTATGGGCACCTATACTGACAAGGTAGAAAAAGATTCTCGCCTGGGAATATACTCTCACACTAATAGTAAATTTAACGGTATGTCTAATTTGCGTTACTGGATGAGTACTCTTCGTACGCTTAAAATTTACGACAAGAAAACTATTAATGAGTTTAAAACTTATGTTCGTCAACCTAACGGGGTATGGAAAAAGCAATCAGATCGTTATTTGGATGATAGAGTAGAAGCATTAATTTGGGCTTTATTTGTATTAGACGGTAAAGTTATAGAACAATTTTACGAGGTATTGGAAAAAGACACTAACGGTAAACCTCTTAAAATTTTACCTTTAAACTGGGACCCGTATGAAGTGTCTGAGACTAGAATACCTAAACAAGAAGAGCTTTATAATAGATTTGCAAAAGGCAAACAAGACAATCAAGGCACTACCCGCAATCCTGCTTTTATAGGTGGTAGTAGTAAGACAACAGGCGACCTTGATGAGTTAATCGGGCAAGGTTGGCGGCCGTTAGGTATTAATAGTTCTAGCGGACCTTCTTACGGCTTTATTCAATAAATAAAAAACCCGTTGATTGCTCAACGGGTTTAATTCTAAAAGCTTACTATGTCTTATTCGAAAGCTTTCTTACCGGTAGTTGCAACTGTACCTGAACCTACCTTATTGCTCTTGCCCTGAAGAGAAGCGTTATTGCCCTTTTCTTCTTTTGGCTGTGGTTCATTTTTAAAGGTGCCCTTATCGGCTGTACCCTTAACAACTTTAAGGTCACTTACTGTCTTCATCTTGGCTTTATCATGAAGCTGTTCTGACTTAGCACCAGAACCTACACCAGCATGGCCGAGATCTTGAGCTTCTACTTCTTCTTCAATCGGAGGATCGCCGCCTTCTTCGCCCATATTTTCCATTCCACCGGCATCAGCTGGCTCATCTCCGCCCATCATATCATCTTGGCCACCAGCTTCATCACCGCCACCGAGTTGAGCCATTAATAGGTCGTGTAGTTTCTGCGCGGTTTCACGGTCAAGAGTAATTGTTACTTCGGATGTTTCTTCCCCACCCATATCGTCTCCGGTATCGGCATCCGCTGCTACGTCGTCAGCTGGTGGAACACCGGCATCTGCACCCATATCAGCATCTGCGTCTTCTGTGAAAGGAATACGCTTAATAGCGTCTTCGTACAATTGGTCGAATTTTAATTTTGACATAGTAAATTTTGGTTTGTAATTATATTTATTATTCTCCCCTGCAGATTCCCGTACTTTTTCTTTAGGAGTAGTATTTTTTGCTGCATCATCCTCGTGTACGTTTTCTTTTGAATCTTCTTTTTTGTCTGTGTCTTCAGAAGTTTCAGCAGTCTCTTCTCCTTCTTCTTTTTTCATTTTGCTCTTATCTGTACCTGGATCTTGTTTTTTTGAAACCTTTTCAAATTGATTTCCCTTTAATCCTTCAGGGCCAGTCTTTTTAGCTAAATGTACTTCATCTCCTTTTGCACCAGGGCCGCCGCCTAAAGCAGATCCTGGCTTTACTTGTTTATTCTCTGGAAGATACTGAGTTGCATCTGTTAAAAGAATTTCCTGTCTTTGTTCTATTATACTCTCCACAGGTTTACTATTACTTGCAATACCGGAATAAATTTCTCCTAGACTAGATAAATCTTTTAGCTTCATTTAAATATATTTAGTATAACTGGCTTTATTTCTATTAGTAAGAGTAAATAATTTTAATGGCTAGCTATTTGTCTAAATATTGTACCGACACCGGGCCCTATACGGCTCCTGGTACGGATGATGTAGGCCCTCAATTAAGTGGCGGATATAATTGTGTATATGGTACAACCGGTTTTCGATATCTAGATGTAGATAATACAACAGCAGAAAGACAGCTTTGGGAAAACTGGTGGAATGAACAAATTAGAATTCATGGGCAAGAAGTTAATTACTATATTAATGGATATAATTTATCTGCCCATGACTTCTTCTACGGGGAAATGCCGTTGGTGCGTTATTCAACTCCTTTACCAATGGTACTTGCTTTAACACTTAGTAATGATAATGTTGTACTAAGCAAATTCGGATTACAAGGAGAAGCGGATTTAACTGCAATTATACCTATTACTACATTTACTAATGTAGTCACTGCAATAAGCGGGGTGCTTTCAGCTGCAAATTATGAACCTAAAGCAGGGGATTTAATAGAGCTAGCAGAATATGGCCGTACAAGACCTGGAGGAAGAAGTGGTAAAGTTTTTGAAATAACAGAACGCGTTGATGAAATGGGCGGTGAAAACAATCAATTGCTAGGCCATTACGTTTGGATGATTAAAGCTAAGCGCTTTGACTTCAACTATGAACTCGACGCCCCTCGTGAAAATCTCATGGATCAAGTTTATGATAATAAATTTGACGGCCAAGTTAATAGTTTACCAAATGTTTTAGAAACTAAAGAATATACCCAATTTGTTGACAAAGATTCTGAGCAAGTGTTTAGTTATAACGAAAACACTCAATCCAATACTAACGTTTATGGGGATTACGAAGATAATAACACTATAGTAAACCTTATAGGGGTAGCCAATGCCGCAGGTCAAACTGTCGGAGCATTAGGCGCTTCAGCTTCTAATACATATGTTGTTGTACAAAGCCCGAGTAACTACTCAATGAGTACTGGGGCAACAATTACCTCTGCAAATGCAGTCGCCCTACAAACTCTCTACTCATTACTCTCTTCTTATAACCCTTCACTAAGCTCTCTTGTACCTATTATGCCTACAATAGAGACCGTCGCAGCAAGTATTCAGGGTTCATATTACCCTACATTAACAAATCTATCCGACTTAATTTCTGCACTCGGATCGATACCGCTTAGCGGTTAATAAATATATAAGATGTCCGCTGATTTTCCGACATTAATATTTCCACACGAACTACCTTCAGTGCCAGTTGGTCCTCTTTCTGGTACTGATATATTATTTCTTGAAAGAAATAATAGCGATGGTACGTATACTTCATACTCTATTAGTATTTCTGCTTTATCCGCACAAGGGGTAATGGGGTATTCAGGTTATAGTGGGTATTCAGGTTCTAGTGGGTATTCGGGTATTGGAGAGTCTGGTTACTCAGGCTATTCTGGCGCGCAAGGTTCTTCTTCTGCATCAGGTTATTCCGGTATAAGTGGTTATTCAGGGTACAGCGGGTATTCAGGTTCTGGAGTTTCTGGTTATAGCGGGTATTCAGGTTATTCTGGTGAAAGCGGTTATTCCGGGTACAGCGGGGAAAGCGGCTATTCAGGTTACTCCGGTTATAGTAGTTTTTCTGGTTATTCAGGTACTTCAGGTTATAGCGGAGATTCTGGTATAAGTGGCTATTCCGGTATTAGTGGTTACTCCGGTATTAGCGGCTATTCTGGTTATTCGGGCATATCGGGGTATAGCGGTATTTCGGGGTATTCTGGCTACAGTGGGTATAGCGGCGACTCTGGTATTAGCGGTCATAGCGGTATTTCAGGCTATAGCGGTATTTCAGGCTTTTCAGGCTATTCAGGGCCTAGCGGTTATAGCGGTATAAGTGGGTACTCAGGGGTGTCTGGTTATTCTGGTATTAGCGGTACATCAGGTTATTCTGGTATTAGTGGTATATCAGGTTATTCAGGCACTAGCGGTTACTCCGGTATAAGTGGGTATTCAGGCATTTCTGGTTTTAGTGGTTATAGTGGTATATCAGGCTACAGTGGTACAACTGGTATTTCCGGTTACAGCGGTTACAGCGGAGATTCTGGTATTAGCGGGTATTCAGGTTACTCTGGTATATCTGGTTACAGCGGTGTATCAGGCTATAGTGGTTTTTCAGGGTATAGCGGTTTTTCAGGTTACTCTGGGGCAGTAGGCGCGACTTCAGCATCTGGTTATTCTGGCACTAGCGGTTACTCGGGCTATTCTGGTTTTAGTGGCTACAGTGGTCTATCAGGATACAGCGGCATTAGTGGTTATAGTGGCATTAGTGGTTACTCTGGTTACTCAGGTATTTCAGGTTATAGCGGAGCGGTAGGTGCTGTTGCATCGTCAGGCTACTCTGGTATTAGCGGGTACAGTGGTATAAGTGGTTATAGCGGTATTAGCGGGTACTCAGGTATTTCAGGCTACTCTGGTATTAGCGGCACTTCAGGCTACTCTGGCTATTCAGGCATTTCTGGTTTTAGCGGGTATAGTGGTATATCAGGCTATTCCGGTTATAGTGGTATAAGCGGTTACTCTGGTATTAGCGGCTATTCCGGTTATTCAGGCATTTCAGGTTATAGCGGTACGTCCGGTTATTCAGGCATTAGCGGTTATTCTGGTATAAGCGGCTACTCTGGGTATTCAGGCATCTCAGGCACTTCTGGCTATTCAGGCATAAGTGGCTATAGCGGTTACAGCGGCATTTCAGGCTATAGCGGAGACTCAGGTATTTCAGGTTACTCAGGTATATCAGGTTTTAGTGGCTACAGCGGGTTAAGCGGATACAGTGGAGACTCAGGTTATTCTGGTATTAGCGGTTACTCTGGTATTTCAGGTTACAGTGGTATAAGCGGGTACTCCGGTACTAGTGGCTACTCTGGCTACTCTGGCACATCAGGTTATTCAGGTTATAGTAGTTTTAGCGGTTACAGCGGCATTTCAGGCTATAGTGGAGACTCAGGTATTTCAGGCTTTAGCGGCTATTCAGGTATTAGCGGTTATTCCGGTATCTCAGGATATTCAGGCTATAGTGGTATTAGTGGCTACTCGGGCATATCAGGCTACAGCGGGTTTTCAGGGTATTCTGGCTATTCTGGTATTTCTGGTATTTCAGGTTACAGCGGAGATTCTGGTATTAGTGGCTACTCTGGTATTTCAGGTTATAGCGGTATAAGCGGTTACTCTGGTACTTCTGGTTATTCTGGTATAAGCGGTATCAGTGGTTACTCTGGTATAAGCGGCTATAGCGGCATTTCAGGCTATAGCGGAGACTCAGGTATTTCAGGTTATAGTGGCGATTCAGGTATAAGCGGCTACTCTGGGTATAGTGGCTACTCTGGTATTAGTGGTTACTCTGGTATCAGTGGCTATAGTGGTACAAGTGGTACAAGCGGTTATAGTGGTTACAGTGGCATTAGTGGCTACTCTGGTATTTCAGGCTATAGCGGAGACTCAGGCATTTCAGGCTACTCAGGCACTTCGGGTTATAGTGGCGATTCCGGTATAAGCGGCTATTCTGGTTATAGCGGCTACTCCGGAGAGAGCGGTTATAGTGGTTATAGCGGTACAAGCGGTTATAGTGGTTACAGTGGCATTAGCGGTTACTCCGGTTATTCAGGTATATCAGGCTACTCCGGTATATCAGGCTATAGTGGAGACTTAGGCATTAGTGGGTATTCAGGTTATTCAGGCTATAGTGGTATTAGTGGTTATTCTGGTATTTCCGGTTACTCCGGCATAAGCGGTTATAGTGGCTATAGCGGAGATTCTGGTTATTCTGGTATTTCAGGCTATTCAGGCTATAGCGGTACGAGCGGTTATTCAGGTATATCTGGGTACAGCGGTATATCAGGTTATTCAGGTTATAGCGGGTATAGCGGTATAAGCGGCTATTCCGGTATATCAGGCTATTCTGGTGTATCAGGTTACTCAGGTATTTCTGGTTACAGCGGGGAGAGTGGTTATTCAGGTCTGAGCGGCTATAGCGGAGATTCTGGCTACTCTGGCTACTCTGGCTACTCCGGTATAAGTGGTTACAGTGGGGAGTCAGGTTATTCTGGTTACAGTGGTATCTCTGGCTATAGTGGTATTTCAGGCTATAGCGGTATAAGCGGGGCTAGCGGGCAGTCAGGCTACTCAGGTTATTCTGGCTACTCCGGTATAAGCGGCTACAGCGGGGTATCAGGTTATTCAGGTATATCAGGTACTTCAGGTTATTCTGGTATATCAGGTTACAGTGGCTATAGTGGTATATCAGGCTATTCCGGGTCCGGTATATCTGGTTATAGTGGTATAAGCGGTTATTCCGGTATTAGTGGTTACTCTGGTTATTCAGGTGTTTCAGGTTATTCAGGCATCAGTGGCTATTCAGGTACTAGCGGTTATTCCGGTACTAGCGGTTATTCTGGCTATTCAGGTACTAGCGGTTATTCTGGTATTTCAGGCTATAGTGGGTATTCCGGCGTTAGTGGTTACAGTGGCTATAGCGGTATAAGTGGCTACTCAGGTATCAGCGGCTATTCGGGCATAAGCGGCTACTCTGGCTATTCTGGTTATAGTGGTATTAGTGGCTACTCGGGTTATAGTGGTATTAGTGGCTACTCAGGCATTAGCGGTTATTCAGGCTTAAGCGGTTATTCAGGCTTAAGCGGTTATTCAGGCTTAAGCGGTTATTCGGGCTATAGCGGTATAAGCGGCTACTCAGGTATCAGCGGCTACTCAGGTATTTCTGGTTATAGTGGTATTAGTGGCTTTAGCGGTATACCTGCAGTGGGTATAACTTATTATTATACTAACAGTGCTTCTGATTTAAGCGGCTTCGACGTTCTAGATACTGCGCCTGACTTTGACCCTGAAACTTATTTTACTGTAACATTTACCCAGTCAGCAGTTAATTTTATTAATCAAGTAACTCCTATCGGACAGCCAGGTGTTACACAGATTCCGATAGGCACTTGGCAGTTTAATACTTGGTATTATGTAAGCCATGCTGGGGATGTTCGTCTTACGTACGGTGTTTACAAACGCGCGACTGGTGGTACAGAGACTCTTCTTTTAACAGCTGTTAGTGACTACTTAACTAATACTAATATTGATAGCCCTAGTAATTTAGTTACTAATTTTACTATCTCAGTTGCTAAAACTCTAGATATAACCGATAGACTTATATTGAGAGTTAGTGCAGAATGCCCTCAAAATCAAACTAGAACTGTAAGATTATACTACGAGGGTACTGACCACTATAGTAATATTTCTACCGGTATATATAGAGGCGCTGTAGGCACATCTGGGTACTCGGGCTATTCAGGAGCTGGTATAAGTGGTTACTCTGGTTATTCGGGGTATAGCGGAACTTCGGGTTATAGTGGCACTAGTGGCTACAGCGGTACCTCAGGTTATTCTGGTATATCTGGCTATAGTGGTTATTCTGGTATTTCTGGCTACAGCGGTATTAGTGGCTACAGCGGTATTTCAGGCTACTCAGGTATTTCAGGCTACAGTGGGTACTCAGGTATAAGTGGTTATTCAGGTCAAGACGGTGGCATGTTGACGCCGAGTACGTATGTAGTGCGTGCTACTAAGCAAGGCGGCACACAGAGTATTAGTTCTGCTATTGATACTGTTGTTACGTTTGCAGACGACTTTGACCCGCGTAACTGGTTTGCTTCTAATAAATTTCAGCCAACCGTTGCTGGTTATTATGCTGTAAATGTTTCTGTTTGGTGGGAAGCAGGGGTGGACAATACTCAACAAAATAATATTCAGTTGAGGAAGAACGGAACCACTCAACTAGCATTTCAGCAAGATCCAGTCAATACTACTAATGGTCGAGGACAATCTTTATCAACAATAGTCTATTTTAACGGGTCTAGTGATTATGTAGAAGTAACTGCCTATACAGGTGCGTCAGCTGGGCAAAATATTAATAGCGCCGGTACCGGTACATACTTTACAGCAGCATTAATTGCTTATGGAGAGTCAGGGTATTCAGGTTACTCAGGTATATCTGGCTACTCAGGCACATCTGGTTATTCTGGACCATCAGGTTATTCCGGCTACTCAGGTACATCAGGCTACTCAGGTATTTCAGGTTACTCAGGTATATCAGGTTATTCCGGGTCTGGAGTATCAGGCTACTCAGGCTACTCAGGCTACTCAGGTATCTCTGGCTACAGTGGTTATTCTGGTATAAGCGGCTATTCCGGTTATTCAGGTATTTCGGGGTATTCGGGTATTTCTGGTTATAGTGGTTATTCTGGCTCCGGTGTTTCTGGTTATAGCGGTATTTCAGGTTATTCAGGTTATAGCGGTATTAGCGGCTACTCAGGTATTTCAGGGTATAGTGGTACAAGCGGTTACTCAGGTTTAAGCGGTTATTCCGGTTACTCCGGCTACAGTGGTATTAGCGGCTACTCAGGTCTAAGTGGCTATTCTGGTATTTCTGGTATTTCTGGCTATAGCGGTATTTCAGGTTATTCGGGTATAAGTGGTACTAGCGGTTACTCAGGTACAAGCGGTTATAGTGGTTATAGCGGTATTAGTGGTTATAGCGGTGTTTCAGGTTATTCAGGCTATAGCGGTATTAGCGGTTATTCTGGTTTATCAGGATATTCCGGTATATCAGGATACTCTGGTAGATCAGGTTATAGCGGCTACCAGGGCTTCCAAGGAGTACAAGGCGTACAAGGTCTATCAGGCTATTCTGGTATTTCAGGTTACAGCGGTATTAGTGGTTACTCTGGTACATCAGGGTACCAAGGCTTCCAAGGCTTCCAAGGGGTACAGGGGGTACAGGGAGCGTCCGGGTATAGTGGTTATCAAGGTTTTCAAGGCGTACAAGGCGTACAAGGAACCTCAGGTTATTCTGGTTATAGTGGTATTTCAGGCTACTCTGGTTTGTCTGGCTATAGCGGTATAAGTGGTTACTCTGGCTACAGCGGTATAAGCGGTTATAGTGGCTACTCAGGTATATCTGGCTACAGTGGTATTTCTGGTTACTCTGGTATATCTGGTTATAGTGGTACAAGTGGCTACAGCGGATATTCAGGCATTTCAGGTTATTCAGGCACTTCAGGCTACAGCGGCATTAGCGGCTATTCAGGTATTAGCGGTACAAGTGGCTATAGTGGCTACTCAGGCATCTCGGGGTATTCAGGCTATAGCGGTATTTCAGGTTACTCTGGTCTTTCTGGTTACAGCGGTTTAAGCGGTTATAGTGGGTTCTCAGGCTATTCAGGATACTCAGGTATATCTGGCTATAGCGGTATATCAGGGTATTCTGGTTATTCAGGTATATCAGGGTTTAGCGGCTTTTCAGGCTACTCCGGTTATTCAGGTATTTCAGGCTACAGCGGTATAAGTGGTTATTCAGGTACATCTGGCTACAGCGGTATAAGTGGCTATAGTGGTATATCTGGCTACTCCGGCAGATCGGGGTATTCAGGTTATCAGGGCTTCCAAGGCGCGCAAGGTAATCAAGGCAATCAAGGAGCGGTCGGTGTGCAAGGCGTATCAGGCTATTCTGGTTACCAAGGCTTCCAAGGAGTACAAGGTATACAGGGCATACAAGGCGTACAAGGCTTATCGGGCTATTCTGGTATTTCTGGTTACAGTGGTATTAGCGGCTATTCTGGTATATCAGGCTATCAAGGGTTCCAAGGGGTACAAGGGGTACAAGGCTTGTCAGGATACTCTGGTAGATCAGGTTATAGCGGCTACCAGGGCTTCCAAGGAGTACAAGGCGTACAAGGCTTGTCAGGCTACTCTGGCATAAGCGGTTATTCCGGTATTAGCGGGTATAGTGGTTACCAGGGCTTCCAAGGAGTACAAGGAGTACAAGGCCTGTCAGGCTACTCTGGCATAAGCGGTTACTCAGGCATTTCCGGTTATAGTGGTTTCAGTGGTATAAGCGGTTATTCCGGTATATCTGGCTTTAGCGGCTACAGCGGCATTAGCGGTTACTCAGGTTATTCCGGCATAAGCGGTTATTCCGGCATAAGCGGCTATTCTGGTATAAGCGGTTATTCCGGTAGATCCGGTTATTCAGGCTATAGCGGTATAAGCGGTTATTCCGGTATCAGCGGGTTTAGCGGTTACTCTGGTATTTCTGGCTATAGCGGCTTTAGTGGTTACTCTGGTATCAGTGGGTATAGTGGCTTCCAAGGCGCTGCAGCAGCTTCAGGCTATTCAGGTTTTTCAGGGTATAGTGGGTATCAAGGCGCACAAGGGGTACAAGGTGCATCAGGTTATTCTGGCATAAGCGGTTACTCAGGCATTAGTGGATATAGCGGCTTCCAAGGGGCTGCAGCAGCTTCAGGCTACTCCGGTTATCAAGGCTTTCAAGGCGTACAGGGCGTACAGGGCAACCAAGGCAATCAGGGCAACCAAGGCGCAACCGGCGTACAAGGTGTATCTGGTTATTCAGGTATATCAGGCTATTCCGGCATCAGTGGTTATTCCGGTATATCTGGCTTTAGCGGCTATTCTGGTATTAGCGGTTATTCTGGTATATCTGGTTTTAGCGGTAGAAGTGGTTATAGCGGCTACCAAGGCTTCCAGGGGGTACAAGGAGTACAAGGCACTTCAGGGTATTCTGGTATAAGCGGGTACTCAGGTATTTCTGGCTTTAGTGGGTTCAGTGGTTACAGCGGCTATAGCGGCTTTAGTGGCTTTAGCGGTTACAGCGGTATTAGCGGCTACTCTGGCATTTCAGGCTATAGCGGTATTAGCGGCTACTCCGGTAGATCTGGTTATTCAGGGTATCAAGGCTTCCAAGGAGTACAAGGTAATCAAGGCAACCAAGGCAATCAGGGCAACCAAGGCGCAACTGGCGTGCAAGGCAACCAAGGTAATCAGGGCAACCAAGGCGCAACCGGTGTACAAGGAGTATCCGGTTATTCGGGCTATTCAGGCAATAATGGTGCCCAGGGTAATCAAGGCAATCAAGGCAACCAGGGCAATCAAGGTGCAGTAGGTGCCCAAGGAGTATCCGGTTATTCAGGCTATTCAGGCATAAGCGGTTACTCTGGTATCAGCGGCTATTCAGGTACAAGCGGCTATTCAGGTACAAGCGGGTATTCTGGTTACTCAGGTATTAGCGGTTACTCTGGTATTAGTGGCTACTCCGGCATTAGCGGTTATTCTGGTAGATCCGGTTACTCAGGCTATTCTGGCAATAATGGTGCCCAGGGCAATCAGGGCAATCAAGGCAACCAAGGCGCAACTGGTGTACAGGGTAACCAAGGCAACCAAGGCAATCAAGGTGCAGTAGGGACACAGGGTGTATCCGGGTATTCAGGGTATTCAGGTATTAGTGGTTATAGTGGTATAAGCGGCTACTCCGGCATTAGCGGTTATTCTGGTAGATCCGGCTACTCGGGCTACTCTGGTAATAATGGTGCCCAAGGCAACCAAGGCAACCAAGGAGCAGCTGGAGTCCAAGGCAACCAAGGCAATCAGGGCAACCAAGGCGCAACTGGTATACAAGGCGTATCTGGTTATTCAGGCTATAGCGGTATTAGCGGCTACTCCGGTAGATCTGGTTATTCAGGGTATCAAGGCGCTACAGGGGTACAAGGCAATCAAGGTAACCAGGGTAATCAAGGCAATCAAGGCGCAGCAGGGGCCCAAGGTAATCAAGGAGGTTCTGGCTATTCTGGATATTCTGGTATAAGCGGTTATTCTGGCATTTCAGGTTATTCTGGTATTAGCGGTTACTCTGGTATTAGCGGCTATTCCGGTATCAGCGGCTACTCGGGTATAAGTGGTTACTCTGGTAGATCTGGTTATTCAGGCTATTCAGGTAATAACGGAGCTCAAGGCAACCAAGGCAACCAAGGCGCTGCAGGCGCACAAGGCAACCAAGGCGCTGCCGGTGCTCAAGGTAATCAAGGAGCCGCTGGAGCCCAAGGCAACCAAGGCGCGGCTGGTGCCCAAGGGGTGTCAGGCTATTCTGGTTACTCCGGTATAAGCGGATACTCCGGTATTAGTGGGTACTCCGGTATTAGTGGGTACTCCGGTAGATCAGGATATTCCGGTTATCAAGGTAACCAAGGTAACCAAGGCAACCAAGGCGCTGCCGGTGCACAAGGTAATCAAGGTAATCAAGGAGCAGCTGGCGCGCAAGGTAATCAAGGCAATCAAGGAGCAGCCGGGGTACAAGGGGTATCTGGATATTCTGGTTATTCTGGTAATAATGGTGCCCAAGGTAATCAAGGCAACCAAGGGGCTACCGGCGCCCAAGGTAACCAAGGTAACCAAGGTAACCAAGGAGCAGCCGGGGCACAAGGTAACCAAGGCAATCAAGGAGCAGCTGGTGCTCAAGGTAACCAAGGCAACCAAGGAGCTGCAGGTGTACAAGGTGTATCTGGCTATTCAGGTTATCAAGGCGCCCAAGGTAACCAAGGCGCTGCCGGAGCCCAAGGCAACCAAGGCAATCAAGGAGCAGCTGGTGCACAAGGCAATCAAGGTAACCAAGGAGCAGCAGGTGCCCAAGGCAACCAAGGAGCAGCCGGTGTTCAGGGAGTATCTGGTTACTCAGGTTATTCGGGTATTAGTGGCTACTCTGGTATTTCAGGTTACTCTGGCTATCAAGGCGCGCAAGGAGCAGTAGGCGCTCAAGGAGCAACCGGTAGTCAAGGTAGTCAAGGCGCACAAGGTAATCAAGGCGCTGCCGGTGCTCAAGGCGCGTCTGGTTATTCAGGTTACTCAGGTATAGCGGGGGTACAAGGTAATCAAGGCGCAGCAGGCGCTCAAGGTAATCAAGGCGCTCAAGGTACTAACGCTAATGCAACAGGTACTACAAATTTTGTATCTAAATTTACTGGTGCAGCAGCTCTTGGTAATAGTCAAATATTCGATAACGGCACTAATGTGGGTGTAGGTACACAAGGAGCAACATATAAATTTGAAGTTTCTGGACCTATTCGATCCACCGCTACAATTTATGCTAGTAGCGGCAATTCAGACATTTGGGGCTATTTCCCAGTAGTATCTACGGCCGCGACTTCATTCAACGTAGATAGTTCTTATGCATATGAATACGTTCGTACTACCGCGGCAACTACTGTTACTGCAACAGTTGTTACCGCAGCTAGCGCCGCTTGGGCAAGCAATACTGAAATAATTTTTGAACAAGCTGGCGCTGGTCAAATATTTTTTAATCCATCCGCGGGCGTGACTATAAATACAAGTCAAACTCGGTACACTGAAAAACAATACGCGGTTGTAACATTAAAATATGTTGCAGCCGATACTTGGACTTTATTCGGGGAAAGACAACTTGCATAATTAATTTATGGAAACATTTCTATATAATTTAAATACTCAGCAAAGAGAAGGACCAATCAGGCAAGGACGTTATCTTGTAGATGGAGAACCCGGGACTTTGCCAGACTATTTAGTTGAGCTCGAAATAGAGAGACGGTCAGATCCCGTTTACAATTCTCAAACTCAAACTCTAGAGCGTAGATCTTTTGCAGATTTGTCTAATTATAAATGGATCGAAGAATCATATGTTAGAAATTTATCCCAACAAGAAATTAACGATAGACTCCCACAGCCCCCGGATAGTTGTACTCCTAGACAATTAAGAATTGCATTAATTTTAACTGGTATAATGCCATCTATAATAGATTCCCAAATTAATGCAATTACCGACCCCACTCAAAAAGAAATTGCTTATGCAGAGTGGGAGTACGCTTTAGAAATTAAAAAAGAGCACCCTCTTGTTAATATGATGGCAACAAATTTAAATTTAACTGAACAACAAGTAAATGACATTTTTACGCTTGCCGTAACATTATAATTAAGTTATGAGTTTAGTATTTAGCACGGTGTTACGAAGAAAAGCAGGAGCTACAGCGATAACTGATCTTGTTGCCGCGGGCGGACTCTTTTCTTTGTCTGTACAAAGCGGTCGAGCATGGAGCTGGGGATACAATAACTTCGGTCAACTTGGTATTAATGTGTCCGGGGTGGCAGCCAACAGGTCAACTCCTGTAAGTGTTTTAGGGGCAGTAAAAACATTTTGCAAAATAAGTGCAGGGGCCAATTTTTCTTTAGCTATAGATAAAAACGGTAGAGCATGGGGTTGGGGTAGAAATATTTCTGGCGAAGTAGGAGATAATACAATTACCCAGCGACTCACACCAGTAAGTATTCTTGGAGGAGTAAAAACGTTTTGCCATATAGCAGCAAGCCTTGGCAACCATTCTTTAGCTCTGACTCATACTGGACGTGCATGGGCATGGGGTGATGGTGCCAACGGTCGCCTCGGTGATAATACAATTGTTAGCAAAAGAACTCCAGTAAGCGTCCTAGGCGCGGTTAAAACGTTTTGCAAAATAGCAGCAGGAAATGCATGGAGTTTAGCTATTGATAAAAACGGACGCGCATGGGCGTGGGGCAACGGGGGTGATGGACGTCTTGGGAGAAATTCAACTGTTAGCTCTCTTACCCCTGTAAGTGTTTTGGGTGTAGTTAAAACATTTTGTGAAATAGCTGCAGGGAACGCTACTAGTGCAGCAATTGATAAAAATGGTAGAATTTGGTCTTGGGGCTTTAATAATAGCGGTCAGCTTGGAAATGGTGCAAACGTTCAACAATTAACACCGGTCAGTTTAGCAGGGGCAGTTAAAACATTTTGTAAAATAAGTCTTAGTAACGGACAGACTCTTGCTCTTGATAAAAACGGTAGAGCTTGGGGTTGGGGATTTAATACAACCGGACTTCTTGGGGATAATTCTGTTACAGCTAGAAACACGCCGGTTAGCGTAGCTGGGGCCATAAAGACATTTTGTCAAATTGCTGCTGGTAATCAACATGCTTTAGCGATCGATAAAAATAACAATACCTGGGCTTGGGGCCCGAACGACCAAGGTCAATTAGGAGCAAACTTATCTGCTCTTGTACGAACACCAAAAAGTATAGTTTTAGGGGCAAATAAAACTTTTTGTCAAGTTAATATTGGTGGTGGATTTTCGATAATGATAGATAGAGTTGGCAAAATATGGTCTTGGGGCGTCAATACATCTGGTTTTATCGGAGACAATACAACTACTGCTAGATATACTCCAATTAACCTCGCAGGGGTTAATAAAACTTTCTGTAAAGTAGCAAGCGGCGGAGGTTGGACCTTGGCGATTGCTAATACCGGTAGACTTTGGGGTTGGGGCTTAAATACAAACGGCAGAATTGGAGATAATTCTACCACTCAGCGAAATACCCCTGTTAGCATTCTTGGGGCCGCTAAAACATTTTGTCAAATAGATTGCGGAAACGCTCATTCTTTAGCTATAGATAAAAACGGCAGAGCTTGGGCGTGGGGAAATAATACGTTTGGAGCCCTTGGAAATAATTCAACGGTCTCGCGGAATACCCCTGTAAGCGTACTTGGGGCAATAAAAACATTTTGTCAAGTAGCAGCAGGAACTCAATTTTCTCTTGCTTTAAGAAGTACAGGTAGACTGTGGGGGTGGGGAGATAATGCTGGCGGAAAATTGGCTAGAGATGTAGATGCCCTTGTATCCGTGAATACGCCTATCTCTGTTGCATTAACTAATCGTACTTTCTGTAAAATAGCCGCAGGTTCTGATCATGGACTTGCTATTGATTTACGTGGAAGGTGTTGGGGGTGGGGATATAATGACTTTGGGCAAGTTGGAAATACCAATTGGGATGATAGAGACGATGATGTATTTAGTGTTCAAGGGGCGGTTAAAACATTTTGTGAAATAGCAGGCGGCTTTGGCCATTCTGTAGCTATAGACAGATACGGAAAAGCATGGGGCTGGGGTTATAATCTTTACGGACAACTTGGCGACAATACATCAACTCAGCGAAACACCCCTGTCAGTGTTGTAGGGGCTAATAAAACATTTTGCAAAATAGCTGCAATTAATAATTCTACAATAGCTATAGATAAAAATGGAAAAGTTTGGGGTTGGGGCCGAAATGATTCCGGGCAATTGCCAATTCAGCCTGAAAATGTAGTTGTACTTACACCGGTAAGAGTTTATAATATTTAATAATGGTTAAACCGGTAATTGTTATAACACACGAGCGATCTGGTACGCATTTATTAATTAATTGTATAAACCATGATAAGAAAGGACAGTTTACTACTATCGGTTTTACCTCAAAAGCTCTCGAGTTTAATTTAAAAGACTATAAACATAATACATACAAACATATTATATCTAACGCATATTTTGTAGATTCAGTAAACAAGTCCCATCATCAAGTTGAGTTTATGGAAGACTATTTAGAATTTTTGTTTACCAAATATAAAGTTATTTATGTTAAGCGAGATATTAAAGATGTGTTAAACAGCTACTACAAATTTTTACATTCTACGGAAATAAAGAATTTTCCGTCATTTGAAGAATGGGTATTTAGTAAACCTGGCACTATTGGTTTTAATTTTTTTAAACCATATGTACCCGATCCGCATATTATCATTGAACCAGAAAGTTATGTTCATCGCTGGTTTTTGCATACTAATGGTTGGTTAAAGTATAAAGATAAAATGCTTGTAGTTGATTACGAAGATATGCTTACAAATTATTCTTTTCTTAAACAAAAAATTGAAAATTGGATTGAAAAGAAAATTGCAGCAAATATTCCCGATGTTCAGGATAAATCCTTACCTAATTTTGGCCCTGTTAAAGGAAAAATCGGTGGGTATAAAGAAATTATGTCAGAAAAGTTAATTGTTGAGATTGAAAAAGCTTTAACTTCATATAAACTTAAAGAGAACTATGAAAAAAGAGAGCCTAGTTTTAACCATCTCAATTGGGGATTACTATAACGAAGTTGCAAAGATTACTTTGCCTTCTATTAAAAACTACGCCGAAAAAATTGGTGCTGATTTTTTAAATATTGCCGAATTTAACAAATATTATATCACTCAGAAGTGGAATAAATTTCTCATAGCTGAACTTTTAAATCAATATAAACGAATCATCTACTTCGATATTGATATTTTAATTAGAGAAGATTGCCCCGATCTTCTTAAAATTGTACCTGAAAATAAACTAGGTATGCTTAACGAAGGCCGGTACGCTCCGCGTTTTGAGTACCTTGAACAAGCTTCAGAATATTATAATGAACCGCTAAAAAAATGGGGCGGCAAATTTTACAATTCCGGGGTAATGGTTATCTCACGTATACATAAACAAATCTTTAGACTTCCTAAAGGGGTTGATTTTGTTGAGACAGATCAACCCTATATTAATCTTAGAATTTTAAACGATAAGATTGAAATGCATGATTTGCATTATGATTTTAATCGTATGGACATTCTTGATAAATTTTGTGGAATCTCTCGTTTAAATTCTTATATAGTACATTATGCTGGGGCCCCAAAGAATATACAAATGGATGTTATTCTTAAAGATATTGAACAATGGGAAAAAGACAAACAAGAAGGATATAAATATAAGCGTAATATTTTAATCTCGGTAACCGCAGGGCTAGGAGACCAGCTCTGTTCAGAGCCCGCTATACGATACGTACAAAAATTATATCCAGACACAAACATTACAGTTGTGACTCACTTTCCGAGACTATTTGAACATCTTAGTTGTCCGGTAATTAACTACGATCAATGGAAAGGAATAAATGATGCATTAATAACAATGCATACCTGCCCGGATGAAGAGCAATCTGAGCATAAATTGTCCCACGTGCTTTTTCATCCTACTGATTTTGCTTCGATGTCCATGATTAAGAGAACGATTCCTAATAAGGATAAAACTATTCAATTAAAACTAGACACTGAAGACGTTTCTTATGTAATTGATTTGTTTAAAAATAAAAATCCTGATAAACCTACTGTAATTGTTCACGCAGGCAGATGGTGGCCTTCAAAGACCCTACCAATTGATTGGTGGCAGGATATTGTTAACAAACTCTCAGAAAAACTTACCGTAGTACTAATCGGTAGAACTATTGATGAAAAGCAAGGGTATTTGCCGGTTAAAGTGCCGGAAGACGGTTACGATCTTAGAGATCTTACCACACTCGGTCAGCTTTTTGCTCTTATCTCCCTTTCAAGGTGCTTAGTAACTAATGATTCATCTCCTTTACATGTTGCGGGAGCGTTTGATAACTGGATTGTTACATTCCCTACTTGCAAACACGAGGACCATATTTTACCATTCCGTAATGGTACTCAGTATTATAAAACAAAAGCACTTCGTAAGAATCTTCTCTTAGACGATCTTGAAGTTCGTCATACAGAGTTTAAACACGATACTATTGATTTTATTCCAAAAGAAAAGACAGTACTTGAATATCTACCAGATGTCGATACTGTTGTGAAGGAAGTAATGGATATATACGAAAATAACCGATGAATAAATTTAACTCTTTTAGACCTCTCATGCATGAGCATGAGTATAAGTTTATAGAAAAATATTTAAACAGAGACGATACACTGCTCGAATATGGTAGTGGTAACAGCACTATATACTTTTCCGGTATAGTGAAAAATGTTATTTCTATAGAGCACGATATAGATTGGATAAACAATCTTAAAAAAGTAATAAGCGCGTATGATATTACTAATGTAGAGTTAATATATCAAGCTGCCCATAGTCCGGACCCCAAGCCGTGTAGGTACGAACAATTTAAAGATTATATCCACATACCTGCGACTAAAAAATTAAAATTTACTAAAGCTCTTATAGACGGTAGAGCAAGAAAATATTGCGCAAAATATCTTTGGGATATTATAGATGAAAATGTAATTGTTTTTATTCACGACTTTAATCGTTCAGACTATCAAATGTCGTTAAAGTATTATGACTTAATTGAAGTAATTACTGACGGGCAAGGTATAGCTGCTTTAAAAAAGAAACAAGAAGTAGTTAAAGAAGACTTTTACTATTGAGTTACTTTATTTTAATAGTAAACAAATTATACAGTTCCGGTATAAAAGCACCGTACAGGTCTATTATAATTTGTTTTCTTTTATTAGCGTTAGAAATTCTCCATAGTTCTCTAACTTCAGATGCACCGGTAATCGGTGTACCTAAAACTTTAAAAGACATAGTAGGGGCGGTAACTATATAGCCATGTCTGTCTAAAGTAAGACAGTCGTTAACAGCTGTAAAGGGTTGATAGTAAGTCGGGTTACCGTCTTTTTTAACACCAAATTTAAAACGAGCATCCGGCCCGGTCATATCTTTAGCGCCTACTGCAAAAATAGCTATAGTACCGCTTGCGTCGTATTGAGATAGTATTTCTCTAGCAAGATAAGGATTGACTGCTTTTTGCACTGCATTAGCATCAACGTTACTTGCTATAATCATTTTTTTACGCTCTTCAAAAGTAAAAGGAGAATCTATTGGTTCGACTTTATCAGAAGTAGCTATAATAACATCTGCCCCTGGAAATTGTTTTCTTAAACTATTATATACTGAAGCGTGCCCTAAATGAAATGGCTGGAATCTACCCGGGTAAATAACAGCTATCTTACTAGGCGGTTTGCCAACTTTCTTAAATGGACTTAGCTGATTACGTATAAAAAAGTCGCCAGTTATTTTAAAGATAATCGGGGCAACGCTTTTTGAATTAATAACTATACCTTCTTGAGTGGAACCGGAACCTAATTCAGAAGTAACATTATCTAATATTTCTTTACCCAATAAACGAGTTGCATGCCAAAATACTATACCATCAGTGGCGGCTTTTATATCGTTACCGTCAATTAGATCCCCTAATTGGGCTTGTCTTTCAATAACATCTAAATAAAGCCCTTGGTTATTTGCAGCTACAGTTTTATTAGTTTTTAAGTGTACTATTTTATTGAGAGGGTTAATGGCTTGTGCTAACCAATTTTTTAAAGTCTTCTTTTCATTATTAATAGTAAGAGTGCTTTGTAAAACTTTATTAAAATCTGGAGTGTTTACTAATTGGGCAGGTATTTGATGTATGACTTTAAAATTGTATTTTTCTGCTACAGCATTTACTTTCTTTACGTATTGCTCTAAAATATCTTTATCATATAATACTTTTTGACTTGCGTAACTTATAGATCCTTTTATTAAACTCTTCTTTTCAACAATCTTTTCAATTAAATGTATAGCTAAAAAGTTATTCTTATAGCCTATTACGTTTGTACTACCGCTTACAAACTCGGTGTTAAAAAACATTAAAGGATCGTTGTATAAACCTAACCTACGTAGCTCTTCGATTGAACTAAGTAAAGACTCGTTAAAGATAGTTAAAACTTGAGTACCAAGTTTAACCATACCCGGAGACTCTGGAAAACGTTCTTTAAGTTTGTCTATAGTAATTGCTTCTTTTACATCTTTTTTGGCCCCTCTATACAGAGCAAATTGTTTTGTACCTGCAGAGGTAGTTACTAAGCGCACACTAGCATTAGCACCATCTATCTTTAATGGGGCCGGGTTTTTAGAAAGAAAGCGTACCGTTCTATCAAATAGATCTATTAAATCTTGACCGGTGTTGACGTTTTCTACATCAAAAGGATGCGCCATATGGCCACCGGCTCCACCTTCGTTTAAAATATAAAATTGTTGAAAATTCATTAATCTAATCTGGTTAAATTTAATCTAGTCTTAGCAATAAACTGACCTAATTGTTCTTTAGAAACAGTATCATTTGCTCCAAGTTTTTCATATTTCTTACGCCACGTTTCTAAAGCCATATCAAATTTATTGAGCAAACTCTCAAGTTCTTTTAATGCAATTTCAGTTTGTTTTGTTTCAGTGGGGGTATCCGGCTCGTATAGTCCTACTTGTTTCCAATCAAGAGCTGCTTTATCCTCGACAACAAAATCCCCTCCAAGCCCAGAAACAGTATCATTGTCTTCTTTGAGCAATGTATACATTTCTAATAATTTT